CCCTTGCATTGAAAATCAAGAGTTGGGAAGTTTTGGGATTTTTGGATGAGTGGACCACCGCGAACACCGACGGCGATTCTAGAGGCCCGTGGCTCGTGGCTTGCCAATACGCGGCCTAATGAGCCGAGGCCCGACGATGTGTTGCCGCCGCCGCCGCGATGGTTGGATAAGCGGGCGAAGCAAGTCTATGCGAGCAAGGGACGGCAGTTGTTGGCGATGAAAGTCGGCAAGAAGATCGACGCTGCGGCATTGTGCCGCTATGCGCGGTATTGGGTACTGTGGCGGCAGGCTGACCAAGTGTTGGCAACTAGAGGCCAAACGATGGAGATTACGACCAAGCAAGGCAGCTACGAAAAGGCGCGGCCGGAGGTTTCGATGGTGGTCAAGTACGCGGCAATTCTCGACAAACTGGACCAGCAATTCGGCTTTACGCCAGCGGCGCGAACGCGATTGACAACCAATGCCCCAACCACGGAGAAGAAGGCGAAGGATAGATTCTTTGCCAAGATTGGATGACGACGGCAACGATCAATTTGGACCTCCAGCGGATCGCCAGGCTGATTCCTGGTTACGATCCGTTCGCCACGTCCGGGGATGATTGCTGGTTTGACGCGGAGGCGGCTCAACTTGCCATCGACTTCTTCCCTGAGTGCCTTCAGCACATCGAGGGATCGTTGGCGGGCAAGCCGTTTATCTTGGAGCCGTGGCAGCAGGCCATTGTCGCCAATCTATTTGGTTGGAAGCGAAAGGACGCCAAGGGCCGGACGGTGCGCCGCTATCGTGAAGCCCTGATATTCGTGCCCCGAAAGAACGGAAAGACGCCGCTATGCGCGGGTATCGGTTTGTACTGCCTCTTTTGCGACCCGGAGCGCGGCCAGCAGAACTATATTGCGGCCAGCACCAAGGAGCAGGCGGGGCTGCTGTTTCGCCATTGCAAGGGGATGGTGGAGCAGGATGAGACCTTGGCGGCCGGATGCCGCGTGTTTGGTGGCAACGCTCCCGCCGGCCAATCACAATCCATCGTTCGCAACGTCGATACTTCATTCCTCAAGATCATTTCCGGCGACGTGTCGGTTGGTAAGCATGGTAAAAACCTCAACGTAGCGGTTGTGGACGAGTTGCACGAGCAGCCGGGGCGAGATCTGGTTGACACGCTCCGCACGTCGATGGCCTCCGCCAACAAGCCGCAACCGCTGATGATCTATGCGACCACTAGCGATTACGAACGGGAGGGTTCGATCTGCAATGAAACTCATGATTACGCCTGCAAAGTTCGTGACGGAGTTATCGAGGATGCACGCTTCCTGCCAGTCATTTACGAAGCAAGCAAGGATGACGATTGGACGATTCGGGAAACGTGGGCCAAGGCCAATCCGAATCTGGGCGTGTCCGTATCGGAAGAGTACCTTGTCGATGAGTGCAAAAAGGCGCAGGACAACCCGGCCCTGGAAAATCTCTTCAAGAGGCTGCACTTAGACCTGCGAACGGAGCAATGTAGCCGTATGATCCCGATGGATCAGTGGGATGCGTGTGGAGAGCCGTTTGACGTGGAAATACTGCGCGGTCGGCGTTGTTATGGCGGACTGGACTTGGCTACAGTCAACGATTTGGCGGCCTTGGTCCTGGTCTTTCCGCCCGACGAAGAAGCGGAACCCTACTATTGCCTAGCGTTTTTTTGGTGCCCGCGCGATGGAGCGGAAAAACGGGAACGGTCGCACAAGGTTCCGTATCTCGCGTGGGCCAAGGCTGGTCATATTGAACTGACGGCCGACAACAGCATCGACTATCGGGCCATTCGGAAGCGGGTCAATGAACTGGCGAAGGATTACGACATCCAAGAGATACCTTTCGATCCGTACAACGCCACGCACTTGGCGACGGAGTTGGGCGAAGAGGATGGTCAGAAGATGGTAGAGTTTCGGCAAGGCATGTTGTCGATGAACGAACCTTGCAAGTTGCTGTTGCGACTGTTGCTTGACGGCAAGTTGCGGCACGGCGGAAACCCTGTACTGCGGTGGATGGCCAACAATGCGGCGGGCAAGACCGATCCGGCTGGCAACATGAAACCAGACAAGGAACACAGCGGCGACAAGATCGACGGCATTGTGGCATTGATTATGGGCCTCGGCCGGGCAATGGTTGCCCCACAACCGGCCTCGGCGGAAGTTTTTGCGGTGGATTGGTGATTATGATTTACGCGATAATCCAAGCCCGACTCAACAGCAGCCGATTCCCCGGCAAGGTGCTGGCGGAACTGGCCGGGCAGACGGTATTGGCACACGTTGTCAACCGCGTGCGGCAGATTCGCGGCGTCGATCATATTGTCGTTGCCACGCATCGCAACGGCGGCGAGGCGATAGCCGGGCATTGTGAAGCCCTCGGGGTCGAGTGTTTCATTCACGACGGGGCGGAGAGTGACGTGCTGGGGCGATTCGTCGCATACCTCGGGCAGTGCAAAGCGGCCGATGGCGACCTGGTTGTGCGGGTGTGTGCTGATAGCCCGCTACTTGATCCTGGGCTGGGCGACGAATTGATTGCGGCGGCGGTAAAAGTAGGGGCGGACTATACGGGCTACCAGATAGACGGACACGGGGCGGTAGCAGAACCCACGGGGATGGTGTGTGAGGTCGTGAAGGTTGGGGCGTTGCGCCATGCAGAAGAAAGTCTGACCGCCGATGACCCGATGCGGGAGCATGTAACGCAAGTCATGTATCGGTGCCCAAAAGAGTTCCGCTGCTACTGGTTGCCCATGCCGGAATGGTACACGGGCGAGCATTGGGCCGTTGATCGACCGGAAGACCTGGAGCGAATTGAGGAGGAGATGGTACGTGCAAATTGACATTGGCAGCCGAAAGATCGGCGCCGGGCGACCGTGCTTTGTGGTGGCCGAGTTGGGCCAAAACCACAACGGCGATGTCTACACGGCCATTCGCCTGATGCAAGCGGCGCAGGAGGCCGGATGCGATGCCGTAAAGCTGTGCAAGCGGGACATACAGAGCGAATTGACGGCGGAGGCATTTCAGCGACCATACGAAGGTCCGCAGTCGTTTGGAAAGACCTACGGCGAGCATCGGCTGGCTCTGGAGTTGACGCCGGCCGAGTACGCGCACCTTGCGGAGCGGGTGCGGTACAACGGCTGGCCGTTCACCCTGTTTGCCACGGCCTGCGATATCAAGTCGGTTTATGACATCGAGGCGTCCTTGAATCCGCCGCTGTACAAGGTGGCGAGTCGTGACTTGGACAATCTGCCGCTGATATACCACATAGCCCGACTCTTGAAACCTATCGTCCTATCGGCGGGCATGGCGGAAGAGGGCGAGATCGAAGCGGCAATCGCCACGGTGCGAAAGATTCACGACCAGATCGTGCTGATGGTTTGCACGTCAGAGTATCCCACGCCGAACGATCATGTTGGTCTGTGGCGGATACCTGAGTGGCGGAAAAAGTACGGCGTGCTGATTGGGCTGTCGGATCACACGCCGGGCATTACGGCGGGGATTTGCGGTGCGGCTCTCGGGGCGTGCATGGTGGAAAAACACTTGACGCTATCGCGGGCGATGAAAGGGACCGACCACGCGGCGAGCTTGGAGCCGGACGGTATGCGCCGGCTCGTGGCGAAGATTCGGGAAGTGGAAGCGATGATGGCCCGTAACGAGCCGGCCATGTTTTACCACGCGGCGGCCTTGGCCCGGGAGAAGTTGGGCCGGTCGCTGGTGACGACGCGGGCGATTGCGGCGGGCGAAGTGATAACGGAAAGCGATGTCTGTCTGAAATCACCGGGCACTGGCATCCGCTGGGCAGATCGGGTGAAAGTGATAGGCAAACCGGCCGCGCGGGAAATGGCGGCTGATGTAATGATTCAACCCTCGGATGTAATGGAGATGGCCCTTGTTCCTTGACGACGCCGAACAGAAAACCGAATCGTGGAAGCTGCGGCACTCGCCGGAAGCGCGGGCCACGCTGGGCGTGTGGCGGTGGAAGGGTATGCAACGCTACATGGACACGATTCTCGGCTTGTGCATCGGCAAGCGGGTGATCGACTTCGGCGGATTCGACGGGCCGCTGGGGCTGGGTTCGATAGTGGTCGATCCGAAAGCCGAGTGCAAGACGCTTGACGATGTGCCAGGGCAGGTGGACGTGATTTTCACGAGCCATACGCTGGAGCATTGTGCCGACCTGGAAGGAACCTTGCGGGCCTTTTACGACAAGCTGATTGTGGGTGGGCACGTAATTGTTCACGTCCCCGCCTGGACGTGCAAGCGATGGCGGGCGGGCGAGTATGATAACCCGGCGCAGGCGGAAGTACACAAGTGGACATTTCAGGTGAGTGCCGATCATACTGATGCGGGCGCGGCGGGGTATGTCCCGATAGAGTGGATGGTTGGCTTAACACGTACTGGAAAGTTGTTTACCGTTATAGACGCCCGCCATTGCGGCGACAACAGCATCATGGTCATTGGAGAGAAGCGTGGCTAGAGACATCATCGCGGGCGTGGCCCTGTTGTCGATTGGCGTCGGTTGCTGGTGGTTGCACCCGGCCGTGGCCTTGATCGTGATTGGCGGATTACTGCTGGTTGGCATCATCCAACCCTGGAAATAATGAATACAGGCAACCTAATGACATCACAATATCAGACTAAGGAAGAGCGAAGAAACATGTTAGACGGCTACCCCAAAACCTACTTGTTTGATACTCCAGAAAGCTTGGTGGTTTACTTCTCTGGAGAGCGTATTATCTGCTTGCGTTGCGGAAAAGCTTACAAGACTCTTGGGGTGCATCTTTTGAGAATCCATGATATGACTCCAGATGAATACCGTGACATTTACGGTATACCTTGGAGTTATGGCTTATCATCGCTGCCAACACATGAAATGCATTCAGAAGATGCAAAGCAAAAGCACATAACAGGTGAATGGACCGCGTCTTCTGATCAAGCGAAGATGGCGAGGCTTGCGTATGCCTCAAACCACCGTAAACGCCAACCAGTACGAGATGTTTTGAGCGCGCGGAATATCGAGCGTATGAATCAGGGAAAAACCGGGGAGAAGGCCGCACGGCGAAAACTGGCAACCAAGCGCGGCACCCCAGAGTTCAAAGCCATTATGCGCGCACGGCCACAGGCAAAGATAACAGCAGAGATATTGCGAACGTATTGGAAAGGCCGCAAGCAAACAGAAAAGCATAAGGCGAAGCGGATTGCTGCCGGTCTTGAGACACGAAGGAAAAAAAGAGAAATAGTCTGATAATTTGACCGCTACACCGCCCGAAGGCTGGCCAGCCTGAGGGAGAGGAAGCAAACAAAGCGCCCATGCGGGGCCGCATACTCGCGTGGGCGTTTTTGTTTGCGCTATCGTCATCGGAAGGAACATTATCATGCTCTTGGAACTATTCGGTTTGGAGAAGCGAAACACCTTGGTTGTCACGGGCGCGGGCGTCGGGCAGGATGCCACGCTCAACAAGATATTCGGGACGATGGGCAAAACCTCATCCGGGGTGAACGTGACGGAAGATACCGCGCAAACTTTCGCGGCTGTCTACCGGGCGGTGACGCTCATCTCATCCACCATTGCCAGCCTTCCCTTACACGTCTACCGCTGGAATGGGACCGAGGGCGACAAGGAAGAGGCGCGGGATCATCCGGTATTTCAGATTTTGCACCGCCGGCCGAATCCTGCGATGACATCGTTTTTCTGCCGTCAAGCGGCATTGGCCTACGTGCTGCTGTACGGGCGGCATTTCTCGTTTATCGAGACGGACGGGCGGGGCGAAGTGGTCGGCTTGTGGCCCATGCGGACGCCCGACGTGGAACGCATCAGGAAGGATGGCGAGTTGAAATATGACGTTCGCCGGGTGAGAGACAATGACCTATTCCCTCGCCCGCCATTTCGGGGCGACCGGCCTTTCCTGTTAGCGAATGAGGTCATGGAGTTGTCAACATTCGACGGTGAGAGCATCATCGGGCACGCACGCGAGCAGGTGGGCGAAGCGTTGGCGGCGCAATCGTTCGGCGGTGGCTTCTACGCCGGTGGGGCACAACCCTATATGGTGATTACTTCTCCCGGTGGAATCGACGCAGAAGAGTTTGCTAAAAATTGGGCTACAGTGCATGGCGGCAGCAAACGCAAACTGGCCGTTCTTGACAAAGGCAAGGACATTAAAACCGTTTCCATGCCGCTGAATGATGCGCAGTTCCTCGAATCCCGCAAGTTCTACGTTACGGAGATTGCCCGCTGGTTCGGAATCCCGCCCCACAAGCTGATGGACCTGGAGCGGGCCACCTTCAGCAACATCGAGGAACAAAACCTCGAATGGTACGAGTCGCTCATCCCCTGGCTGGAGATGATCGAGCAAGAGGCCGACCGGCAGTTGTTGGTTGGCGACACGACCGATTACTTCTGCGAACACAACGTAGACGGGCTGCTGCGGGGCAACATCGCGGCCCGCTATACCGCCTATGCCACTGGTATTCAGTGGGGGTGGTTGAACCGCAACCAGGTCCGACGTCGTGAGAACCAGAACAGCATGGGCGCCGAGGGCGACGTTTACATGGTGCCCGCCAACATGGCGCGGGCCGACGCCTTGGCGGGAGCGCCGGAACCGGAGCCAGTCGCCCCAACCGATACGGCTGTTGACGCCACGCCGGCCGAACCCGTCGCCGATGCCCTGGAGGCTACGGCCCAGGAAATCCAAACCCTACCCGATGCCACCCTCAACGGGGCACAGATCGCGGCGGCGGTGGAGATCGTCAAGGCCGTCGCCCTGGAGGAATTGCCCCGAGACGCCGGCATTGGCGGGTTGACGGTGTTGCTGAATCTGACACCAGAGCAAGCAGCGGCCGTAATGGGCAGCGTGGGGGCCGGATTCAAGGCCGTCAAGCCGGAGCCGCCCCAGCCCTTCGGCCAGCCGCCCAAACCGAAAGAGGAACCTAACCCAGAGGAAAAAGTGAACTCGACAATCAAAGGGGCCGCCAAGGCGGGGCTGATTCAAGCTGCTTCGCGCATGCTGGCTAAGGAATCGGCCGACATCCGACAGGCAACCCAGCACCCCGAGACGTTCAACCAGTGGCTCGATGAGTACCGGGCGAAGTGGCCGGCACGGTGGGAGCATGGCATGGCAGCCGCCGTGGCCGCGTCCAGGGGCATAGGCGTAGACGTGGATGCGTCCATGCCCGTGTGGGAGCAACGCTGCCAGATCGGGGTCGATGCCTTGAATGAGCTATCTGGGCACGTCAAGCGGGATGAATTGGCCTCGCGGGTTGCGGCGGAAGTTGACGGCTGGCCGACAGCCGAGCAAATCGTAAACCAACTGACAAAGGAGCAATAACCATGGAAGAAGAAAGACGCCTGATAGCCGAGAACGCGGATCTCCGTGTTGACGTGGGGGCCGATGGCCGCACACGGATCAGCGGTTTGGCCATGCCGTACAACCAATCGAGCAGCGACCTGGGGGGGTTCGTCGAGCAATTCATGCCCGGCGCTTTCGCCGAAACGCTGACTGGCAAGGGGGAGGTATTCGGGGACGTTGAACATGACCGGGGCAAGAAACTTGCCCGGCGCACCAACCACTCCCTCGACCTTCACGATACCCCGGATGGGCTGCGATTCACAATGACGTTGCCCGACACCACCCTCGGCAAGGACACGGCGGCGGAAGTCCGCGACGGGCTGCTTGACGGCGTTTCCGTGGTGTTTGGCGATGCCAAGGCCGCATGGCAGGGCAAGGGCAAGGACAGTTTGCGAAAGGTGGGCAAGGCTATACTCAAGGCCATTTCCTTGACATCGGTCCCCGCCTACCGGCAGACATTGGGGACTTTGACGATGCGGAGCCTGGAGGAACATCGGGAAGCCGAACAGGCCGAGGCGATGGCGGCCGAACGGGAGGCGGCGGAAAAGGCAGCCGCAGAGGCCGGGCCATCCATCGAAATGCTGAAAATGCGGCTGGCCATGGCGGAAGCCGAAAATAGTTGAAAAGACAGCTTGACACTGGGGGGCACAATTCGCATACTTTAGAAATCATCGTGGCGACGGCAGTGCCCGAGCCATTCAGTGACGCCTCTTCGTAGTACGGGAAGGCTCACAGGTACATCTGTACCGTGTGGGCCTTTTTCGTGTGGTAGCTCCACGGTACGCACACCGCAAGGAGCTACCAATGACATCGGTAGAACTACGAAAGAAACGCGCGGCTGCCCTGGCGGCGGGCCGTGCGATTATCGACAAGGCGGAAGGCGAGAAGCGAACCGCCCTCAACACGGAAGAGCGCCCCGCATGGGACAAGAGTTGGGCCGAGGCCGAGGAGCTTCGCGTCCAGATCGAGGACCAGGAACGGCGCGACAATCAGGCCCGAGCCGAGGCTGAGATCGCCTTCGACGAAAAGGCCAAGGCGAAAGAGGCCAAGGATGAGAAGCGGGTCGTGACCCGCAAGGGCCGCGAGTTTGACGGCGACGAATACCGCTCGGCGTTCGATTCCTACCTCTGCGGCCAACCGACCGCTGACGAGAAGCGGGCGCTTGAGGCTGGCTTGGGCACCAAGGGCGGCTATCTCTACGCCCCCGAGACGTTCCTGAATGAACTCATCCAGAACGTGACGGATCAGACCATCTTTCGTTCGATGGCCCGCGTGCTGCCGCCCATCACGGGCAGCGACAGCATCTCGGCTCCCACGTTGACCGACCGCATGGCGGCGGCAGCCTGGACCTCGGAACTCGGCAACCCGAGCCGCGACGCCACACTGGCGTTTGGCAAGCGGACGTTGACCCCGCACCCGCTGGCCAAGGAAGTCTTGGTGTCCAAGGTGTTGTTGGCCAAGGTGCCTTCCTCGCAGAACATCGTTCGGGATGAATTGTCCCGCGTGGTGGCCGAGGCGATGGAAAATGCCTACATGACGGGCACGGGCGTCCAGCAGCCGCTGGGCATCTTCACCGCGTCCAACGACGGCATCTCGACTGACCGGGACGTTTCTACGGGCAATGCGGCGACGGCCGTGACCTTCGACGGATTGAAGGCAGCACAGTACACACTCAAACAAGTGTACTGGGGCCGGGCGTCGTGGATCATGCACCGCGAGGGCATGGAAGCGATTGCCAAGCTCAAGGACGGCAACGGCCGCTACCTGTTGCAGGATTCGGTTATCCTCGGCGAACCGGAACGGCTGCTCGGCTTACCCGTGCGGCTGAGCGAGTACGCGCCCCACGTCTTCACGTCGCTTCTCTATGTCGCCATGCTGGGCGACTTCCAAGAGGCGTATTGGATCGTGGATTCCATCGACTCGCAGATCGTGCGGTTGGAAGAACTGATGGCTCGGAGCAATCAGGACCTGTTCATCATCCGCATGATGACCGACGGCGCGCCCGTCAAGGAAGAGGCCGTAGTTCGCGTGAAACTCGGCTAACCAACCACAACCAACAACGAAAGAGAGTACATAGCAATGGCTCGACAGCTAACCAAAGAATCGAAGCTCCTGGCGTGTTCCAGCCAGTTGACTTCCACGGCCGGAACATTCTACACCGCGCCGCTGATCGACACGAAGGGATACCAGGGATGCCGGTTTATCGCCGTCATCCGTTCCACCGCCGCATCGACGGGGACGATTGCCTGGACGATTGGCGGCCAGAACGTCTCGACAACCGACAGCACGAACTTCAACGCAATCACCGGCGCATCGGTGACGGTTGCCGTTTGTGCGACGGCGAGCACTTTGCGAATCGGCAGCATCGAAGTGGCCGCTCCGCAATACCGCTACCTGCGGAGCAAGATGGTCAAGAAAACGAAGATTATCGTTCAATCGGTCATCGCGGAGTTGTACGGCCCGAGCGAAGCTCCGGCCAATCCCTCGACCTACAACCGGCTGAAGTTCGCCGCTACGACGGCGGCCCTGTCGCACGTTGCGGTTCGAGCGGAATCGACCTGCACGTAGTTTTTTAACCGTGTCCTTTGTGACTACGCGAGGGGCCGGGCGCAATGCCTGCCCGGCCCCTTCGCGGTAACCAACGGAGAATTGAAATGGCAAGAGACGCATCTTATCAGCCCGGCGTGTATCGCAGCCAAGGCGGTAACGTGCTGACGATCAGCACTACCGACGGGAATCTGAACGTCGAGACTGGTGCCACCCTCACGGTGAAGAGCGGCGGAACCATCGACATCGAGGGCACCATCAAAAGCACCGGGACGCTGACCGTCGAGTCGGGGGCGGCAATGACGATCAATTCCGGTGGGACATTGACCAACGCCGGCACGCTGGCCAACACCGGCGCCCTCGCCAACACGGGCACCATCACCAACAGCAGCGATGGGCAAATCCGGGAAGTTGTGGAAACCTTGGGGCCGGCCGGCGCGATCAAGCCCTACGGAATCAGCGTCATCGGCACGACTGCCGGAGCGACAGCCATGACGATGGTCAAACCTCCGGCCGCCGGTGTTCGCAAGACGCTGATTTGCAAACAATCGACGGGTGGCCTGCTCGTTCGGTGCTCCAGTCTTTGCACGCTCAATTACAGCGCCAACCGCAAGATCACCTTTGCGGCCAATGCCGACGGTTACGCACTGGAATTGGTGGCAACGACATCGACCAACTGGCAGAGCATCCGCAACAGCACGGCACAGGTCACGACCATTGTCTATGGCACCAGCTAGGAAAGGACAGAACGATGGCAATCATACTGCCCTGCCCGATGCCGGCGCAGAAGAAAATTGCCATCGTGGGAAAGGCGCAAAGCTCTCTTGGCCTTGCGCCCTACCACGATGACAGTTGGCAAATCTGGACTCTCAGCGACCTTGTGCTGATGCACCAGGCCCCGCGATACGAGGTGCAATTTGAGTTGCACGACCCGGCGCTCGTGCAACAACGTCAACCCTATTGGGAATGGCTGTCGCGTTGTGCGCCGTCCAAGCCCATCATCATGCGGGAGGTTCACCCGGACATCCCCGCATCCGTCGCCTTCCCCATCCAAGAGATCGTCGCCCAGTTCGGCGGCTATTTCACCAATACCGTTTCCTACATGATCGCCCTGGCGATTGCGATGGAGCCGGAAGCTATCGGCGTGTGGGGCGTCGATATGGCCTGCTCGGCGGAATACCGGGCGCAGCGGCCTTCGTGCGAATACTTCCTGGGCATCGCCAAGGGAATGGGGATCGAGGTTGTGATTCCTCCGCAAGCCGACCTCTTAAAGACGTGCGGCCTATACGCCTTCGACGAGAAGGTTTCCGATCTGGCCGCCAAGTGCAAGGCACGGCACGAGGAATTGATCGGCCGCATCCGCGAGGCCGAGCAACGGCGGGACCAGGCGGCCTTCGATGCCGCCTACCTGCGCGGCGCGCAAGAGGATACGAGCGAATACTGGAGCCAATGGTTTCACCAATCGTGAGAAGATCATGGAAGCCAGACTAATCACGCTGCCCACAACGACGCCCGTCAGTTTGCAGGAAGCAAGAGACCACCTCTACCTAACGTCAGACACCTACAACGATGACTTGGCGCGAAAGCTGGACGAGGCGGTGGACTATTGCCAACGGCGGATTGGCGGGCGTCGGCAATTCTGCGCGGCCACCTACGATCTGATTCTCGATGCCTTTCCCGACGACGGAGTTGACGACCGGATCACGCTGCCTTACCCGCCGCTGAAAAACGTCTCATACATCCGCTATTGGAATAGCACGGGCGCCCAAGCGTATTGCGGATCGAGCAACGGCAGTACGGCCAGCAGCACGGCCTGGGTGCAAGTGATTCCAGGTGAGCGGCCCGGCTATGTCGTGCCGGCCTTCGGCAAGGTGTGGCCCACTACGCGCGTCCGCCCGGATGCGGTGACGGTGCGATTCGTCGCCGGCTCCACGTCGCCCACTACCATCCCTGCCACGCTCAAGGCGGCGGTGAAGTTGAAACTCGAACACCTATGGGACCCGGAGCGGATCGAAGAGACAACGCAAGAGAAGGCGATTGACAACCTGCTCGGCTGCAATGATTACGGACACTACGCATGAGAGCCAGAGGCTACCGACATACCGTGGACATCCAGACCGTGACCGAATCGACGGCCGACGCCTACGGCGGCACGACGAAGACCTGGGCCACGGCCGAGACGGTCCAAGCGGCCATTACGCCGCTATCTGGCAATGAACTGACTATCGCACGACAGGCGAGCGAAAAGGTGACGCATCGGGTGGAAATGCACTACACGGC